TTGGCGATACTGTTGGGCCACTCAAATGGGTTTTGATAAGATTATTTTTCATTTTTTGTGGTTAGTTGAATAGTTGATTAAATACACGATCCTTCAAAGTTTCTTCACGCTTTGCACCCAATTTGAAAATCAAATTAGATTCTTTGGTGTTGGCTTCGGGATTGAATGGTGTGTGTGGGGCGGGTTCGGTGGCCAATTTTTCCAATAGTTCTTCGTTTTGTGCTGACAATGCAACCTTTTCGGCTTCCAATGCTGACAAACGGGCTTCAAATTTGGCTTCCAATTCGCTGATTTGCTTACTGAAATAAGATTCTTCCATTTCGGTTTTGCTTTTCACGGTGCGTTTTGGCTTCATCATTTCTTCCTTGATTTCATCCTTCATTGGCATATCCTCGGCAACCACTTCTTCGGTGATTTCTTCCTCGGTTACTTCGGCTTCTTTCTTGGCGATTTCAACGATTGTTCCGTTTTCATCAACTTCGATGATGTTACCATCTTCCAATGCGAATTCACCTGCGGGTGCGGCGATTTTTCCATCCTCGGTTACAATAAAAACCGCTTCACCAACTGCGAAGGTATCGGCTTCAAAAATGGCTTGGCCATCTTCGGTTTTTACTTGTGCCAATTCAACCGCCTTTGGTTCTTCGGCCATGCCAAGTTTTACCATAATGCGATCCAAAATTGTTTCTGCGTTCATACTCATAAAACTTTATTATTTGTTAGTGTTAGATTTTTTATATCCCGCTACCACCAAACACTTTGTCGATTTCAAACAACTTAGCCAATACTTGTGATTTGATTTTGGCTTCCTTGCTTGTTTCTTTTTTGAATGATGCGTAACTATTGGCAAATGATTTTGGTGGTTCAACGCCCAATGTTGCCATTTGCTTTAATGCGTTTTCAAATTCTGCCAATAATGGTTTCGGATCTTGGTTTGCACTTTTTAACGCTTTTTGAGCATCGTTCAAATATCCCATTGCCTTTGATTGCACTTTCATGTCCTCAAAAATGAAATCATCCGCTGCCTTCATAATTGCGTTGACATCCATTGCCAATTTAATTCCTCGTAGTTGCATATTATTTTGATTTTTTATATTCGTGTAACAATTCCTTTACTTCTTCCAATACGCTTGGGGTTTTGCTCATTTTCATTTTGTCGGCAAAGTAACCTTCAATACTGAATCCTTTGAATTTGCCATCCTTGACATCGTTCCACACATCATCATTGGTAACTTTCAAACAACCCATCCAAGTTCCGATTGGATCGGTCATACCATAGATTGCGGATTTGTCCTTTTCCATGTCCTCTTTTAACCAGGATTCAACCATGCAAACGCCCTTAACTGCCAATTGGTGTTCAATGGTTGCGTTGTTTTGGTTGCCCTTCATTAAGAACATTTGTGATGCCTTGGCAACTGTCTGTTTGGAAAAGTAAATGTAAAATTCATCCATTGCCCCATCCACCATTTGTTTGCGGTAAATGGGTTTATCTGGAATCAATATCGGCCCCATCAAAATTCGCTTTTCGGTGTCAACCTTGGCAAACTTTACTTCATGGGATTTCAATGCCACAAAATTGGATTCAATGGCGGGGGCTTCAACGATGCTTATCGCATCAATGCCACTTGCCATTTGTTGGTCGTCTAATATAAGTTCAACGATACGCATTAATTTTGTTATCGTTATGAATTGATACGATTCTTGTTATCGATAATGGCTTTGTTCAATGCTGATTTAGTTTTATTCAATCCCGTCAAATAACCTTTGTATTTGTCAACTATTGATGTATCTGTTACTCCTAAATCTTTCAATTGCTTTGATAAGTCATCAATCATTGCCCATGCTTTCAAAAAATTATCATCATAGGCTTTCAATTCATTTTGTATTTTCAAAAATGTTTGATTCCATTTACTTGCAATTGCACCCAAATCTTGTGCAACTAACCCATTAGCATTTTGGATATTGGTTTGTGCTACTTTGAATATATTATCTAAATCTTTTACTGATGCAAGATCAATTTTCATCTCACTTAACTCAACTGATTGAACGGCACTTGATGCCATGAATTTTTCGTATGATGTTTTCATATGTTTAGAAACTATATCTTTTTCTGTAAGTCAATAAAGTATCCATTTGCTTAATCAATGATTTATATTCATTGCTTAAATTTGGATCAACGCCCAACGCTTTGTAAGCAGATTCCAATTTGTCGGTGATGTTTTGTGCATTTTTGAATAGTTCTAATCCGCGTTCTCCATATCGCTGAACTATCTCATCTAACTTTGCTAATTGCACACCATTCTTATCAATTTCAGTAAGTACAGATGAGAATTCACCAGTTAACTTCTTCGCGTCATCAACCAACGCTAATTTAATACCTCGTAATTGCATAACTATAAAACTTGTTAGCCAGGGAATGTTGCATTTTGTTGGATACGGCGGTCAAGGGCTTGTTGGGTACTCATGTCCGTTGCCACGGTGTACGCCTTGATTGGTTTTTGTTGTTGCGATGCCAAACTCTTTGCAAGTTGTGCCGATGGATCGGCCGAACCACCCACAATTGACACGCTTGGCCCCATGCTTGGTTGTGGTGCTGAATCCGAACTACCTGGGATTGGTGTTGATGCCATCTTCCGAACATTGGCAAATCCCGCTGCGATAATCGCCGCTGCGTTGATATAACCAACGGGTGTTCCCGCACCCAATGCCAATGCCTTGGTTGCCCCCATGTAGGTGTCAATGATTGCCGATGCAATGGCCAATGATTTACCCGCTGCGGTTTCCTCACCAACTGCGGTTGCTATGGATGTTAATGCCCCCGTAACTGCACTTGCCAATGCTTCTTGTTGACTGATTTTTAATGCGGTCAATTCCTTTGCCGACTTCGCTTCAAATGTCGCTTGTTCGGTTGTTTTGACTTTCATATCCGCATCAAACTGCGCTTGTGCTTCCAACTTTTGGTTTAACACATCTTGATACGCTGCGGTGCCTTTTGTCAATTGTGATAACTGGGTGTCAAAATCGGCTTGGCGTTTTTCGTTCAATTCGTTCAATTGTCGGATTTCTTCATCCCTCAATGCTTGTTCCGCTTCCTTAACCGCTTTGAATTTATCGAACTCATTGGTCAACAAATCAGCCCGTTCAATCGCCGCTTCCTTTTCAGCCAATAACGCTTCGTTGGTGATTTCAATTTGGGATAACTTTGATTCGTTGATTGACTTTTGAATGTCCAATGCTTCCTTGCCCAATGATACTTCGTTGGTAAGGGTTTCCGACATCAACCCCGCATACTTTGCCGTTACTCCCGTTAATTCTTGTTGCAATGCCAACAATTCATTTGCTCGGTCTTTATTTGCACCCAACAAATTTTGTTGCATTTGGATAATACCCATTCGGGCTTTGATGTTTTCTTTTTCTTTTTCCTCACCTTCGGCCAATACCCTTTGCAATTCTTTATTCGCTGCCAAACGATCCGCAATGGTTGTGTTTTCATCATCACGCAATTGCCGTTGTTTCTCGGCCATCAAATCGTACTTTTCAACAATACCTTGATACAAGGTTTGCAATCTTTGAATGTTGGCTTCCGCATTGGCCAATACATCTTTGTTATCAAATGCCTTTTTGGTTGCCTTGGCGATTGTATTGAACGATTGTTTTGTGAACTCCACAACATCATTCACAACGCCTTTGATGTTTTCCATCTTCTTGGCGTTTTCCTGTGCTAACTTGACATTTTGTTTTTGCAGTTTATCTATTTCATCCCCAATCTTTTTGGCTTCTTCGGTATCCCCCGTAAATTCATTCCAGTTTTTACGCAATTCAAGGATGGCAAGTTTGGCCGTGTTCGCCCATTGTGTGAACTTATTGAACACCCCATCAATCATGTTTTCTTTGATGAACTTTGCACCGCGTTCAAACGATGCAACCAAATCATCCCACCATACTTTTGGTTCTTTGAATGCCTTAGCAAACCATCCAAACAATGGTTTCAATACCTCAACAACCCCATTCACCACACCTTGCATTACAACCATGGCTTGGTTAAGCAAATCCACCACGGCTTGGTTTTCACTCAATACCGATTTGAAGGTATCCAATACCCCCAACAAGATACCAAATCCCAATCCCGTTTTAACGGCATTCCCCATTGCGGACAATGTTTGTCCAAATGATTTTGCACCTTTACCCGCACGGGCAAAAAGCCCACCCAAACCACCTAAACTTTTTTCCAGGCCATCAATGTTCTTTTCGGCCTTTTTGGTGTCCGCGTTTATCTTAAAATTTATTTCATCCGCCATGATTTGTATGTTCTTTTATATTGTGTAAATACTTGCTTCCAAGTTTGTGCATATTGGTTTTTGCCCTTTGCGATTTCCACCGCATCGGATACCCCGTACCATTCTTGGGATTGTGCTAATTTTATGATTAATGATATCATTTTTTGAGTATTAAAAAGTTGGATTTCAAAATGGTGATGGTGTGCGAACCACCCGTGTACATTTTCCAAACAAATGTTACTTCATCCGTGGGTGCCAAATCCAAAATAGTGTCAATTTGAATACTATGGAAATTTGAATCCGTGGCCGCATAAGCCGTGGTGTTGATGCCATTGATTTGGATTGCATATTCAATTGATTTGTTTCCACTTTGACCAAACGAAGCCATGCCCGTGAACTTGTATTGGCCACCATCGGTGCATACATATTTGGATGGGTTTAATGTGGCCGTGATATTTTGCACATACCCGATTGATTCTTTTTGTTCCATGGGGATGGTATCCCACAAGGTTGAATCCGTTGAGCGGGTTGCGGGGTTGTTGTTGTACATCGTGATTTGGTTAAACTGCACGATGGATTGCAAGTTCTCAACTTGATGAACCAATGTCGACACACTATTTTGGTTGTAGTCCTCATCTTGGTTGGTGTCCAAATAATCTTGGCCGTTGAACTTGTACGAATTCATGATGCCTTTGGCAACCGAATAATCCTTCAAATATGTTCTTCCAGCGGGTACTTCAACGGGGTTGGTAAAATCGGGCCGTTGCCCCGTGGTGGTAAACCTCATAATTTCAACATCGGGATATGTTACCAATTCCAGGTTAGCAATCTCCGTCAACATATCGTATTGGATGGATTGGATTTTGTAGTAATTTGATGAAATGGCGATGGTGTCGTTCAATTCAAGGTTCAACCACTCGCCCACGGGTAACACGGCAGTCATTTTAACCACCCTTGATTGCGTTGAATACATACGGGTAAGGTATTCCGTCCAATACAAATCATACATCGTTTTGGTGGGTGCATCACCACGCAATGACAATTCTAATCCAAACGCATTTGAATAACTATTTGAAAGGGTTGGGTAATCGGAATATGGTGTCATCAACGGCATCACATATTGGATGTTGTTGTTGAAATACCACACATCCGACACCGATTGTTTGCCTCCGTAGTAAAACAAGGTATAATCTTGTTGAACGGGTTTGAAATCGGTATCCAAAAACACGGGGATGTTCAATTCCGTTTTACGCACTATTTGCCCATTCAAATTGACTTGGTTCATCGCCTGGGGTGCAATCACATGGAATGGTGTTTCAATGTTAAATTCATCCGTGGGATAATCAATTAACGGCATGAACTTGATTGATCCGTATTCCCGTTTGTTGATTTGTTTGTAGTACGCATTTGCCAAGCAGGTTGATTCTTGGTGTTCCATACTCACATGGCGTGGTATTGGCATTTTATCGTGCTGAATATCTTTAATATCCACATATGGTGACCAATTCTTTGTTGTTCCCAATGCCAACCAATCGGCCAAATTGTGTATTTCAATTTCCTTTTCTCCAATGGGAACTAATATGCAATTGAAACCTTGCAACACCCCATTCACAAAATCTTTGATGGGTTTTTGTGGCATTGCATCCACCATGTTGACCAAGTTGCCATTGATTCCTTGTGGGGCTTTGCTACAATCAAATGTTAAAATACTCGCGGCGGCGATTGTGGAAAATGTGTTGTAACCAATCGTTACTTCATCACCCGTATTCAATGCCAAATTACTTGAATAATATGTCGTTCCAACTGTGTTCGTTTGTTGTACATAAGTATACATTACTCGGCCATTGACCATCACAACAAAACTGATGGATGTATTCAACACCGAAATGAAATTGACATTAATACCAATACGGAATGTGTAATTACCCGACCGATTTGGCGTGTAAATACCCGTTGATGTGTTGTAATTCCCCGATGGGTTTGCACCGATTGTTGAGTAAATGATTTTCGTGTAATTAACCGCCCCCGTTGTGCGGGTTACATAAGTATAAGCCGATACACTTGCATCAAATGTTCCAGGTAAAACATATTCGGGATCGTACAATGGCCCCGCCGTTTGCATTGGCAAAATGTACAAATCATCCATTTCGGGGCGTGATAAAAACGAACCCGTCAATGTAACACCGATTTCCTCAAACACTGTTGTGAGCATCGCCCGTAAACGAATCGCGGGGCGTAAATCATCCACTTCAACACCCCTGGGTTTTAAGATGTTTCCGTTTACCCCCGTCAATGTGGAATACCTCCATTGTTGGTTGTAATCGGCAATCGGCCATAAAATATCACCGCTATATGGGGCTTGATTCCATGTGGTGGTAATGTTCTGCCATTGGGTGGTAATTTGATTCCATGTATCATCCAATAAACCTTGATCCCATGATGTCAATACATTGGTGTAATTGGCGATGTGGTTGTAATTTGACCAATCCACCTCGTTCATCAATGTTTCACCCCAATCATCCAATAATTTTTTGGTCGTGCCATAAAAAATGATGTTGTACAATTGTGGCAACCCATCCTTGAATTTGCACCCAATCAATTCAACACGCCCTTCAAATACGGGCAATCCGTTGATGAATATGGTGGCATCTTTTCCGATGTTTGGATTCCACGCACCCAACTTGACATTTTCATCAAACCATGAATTAAAAATGGCGTTATTGGTAGCGGATGCGGGTATTTGGAAATCCTTGGTGTAATCCGTCCAAATTGTGGCAAGGTTTGTTAAATCTTTTAATTGCCTTGTTAATGGTACGGATTCATCGTTGAATAAGTCAACGGGCGTTCCGTCAATGGTTATTGAAAATCTAATCGCCATTATCGTACCATTTTATTAATCTTCGGTTGGTTGTATTCCATTTGGATGGTGTACAAAATCAACTTTTCATTCACACGGGTTTTCTTTTCAAATGTGGTGTCAACGATACGGGCTGATAATACCTCGGCACTATCCAACACCAATAAATTGGTTGAATAAAAAATTTGCTCAACAATATCAACATCGTTTTGACTAATCCAATCGGTGTTCACTGTCATCGTTTGCACGGAATTAACCAAATAACTTGTGGTAATTGGCACTCCGTATGTCCACGATTCGGCCATATTGGTTTGTTTGAATATCGGTTGTTCGTACTTTTCTTTGATCACCCCAAAGGTTGAACGGAAAACACCATTGAACAAAAACGAATCGTACACCCCGTATTTGTTTAGGAACAACACATCTTGTTGGCCATACTTATTTTCACACACAAAATCAACGGGTATAACCACATCATCGCCCGTTTTAACGAAGGTAATGTTGGCATCCGTACCCCACACACCCCCAGCGGTCATTAGTTGCTTTATTTCGATTCCTTGGATGGTGTTTGCACTCAATCCACTCACCGTGTTTGGGGTTACTGTGGCACTCCCACAAGTGATGGAAGTAATCACGGAAGCATCATACCACAAATACGCGGATGGTGTTGCCGTGGTTAATGTTACTTGGGTTTTGTCGGTGAACACATATTTGGTTGGATAGCCCACATTGAACCCTTGGGCGGTGTAAGTATAACCCGCAGTTACCAAAATTACATTTGATGTTACATAACTCGTGTAGGTATCAACACCCGCAACTTTGTATGCCCCACGAACTTTGACCGCCACTCGTTTTGCACCATTGCCGATGTTTGGTTTGTATGTCGGGTTATCCAAAAAGTTTTGTGCCACTTCTTGTTGCACCAATTTGTGAATGTCAATCCATCCACGCCCCGAACCATATTGGTCGGGTTTGCGGTTAATTGTCCAATTCGGTGAACCTGGCAATGTTGTTGTGCCACTCCACACATACACATCGCATTGATAATAGAATGAATCTGCGGTGTATAACGCATCATAAAATTGGTACATTAATGGGGAATAACACCCCGCTATGTCTTGTGGTTGTTCGTTGAATGTCATCGTTTGAATCTTGCTTTTATGTCTTGGGCCATGGCCTTGGTTAATGCCTTATTGAATGATGGTAAAATTTCCTTTCGTGCCATTGTTACAAATGGGAATGGTTCAATACCAAAGTGTTTGATTTTTCGGTTCATCATGAACCGCATACCTTCGGCGGTTGCTTTGCTCTTAAATTTTCCCGTTGATAAATCACGCGGTTGAATGCGTTTCATCTTTGTCCAATTCCGCATTGATGCCAATGGAATGCCTTTGCCTGGCTTTCTTCCGTTCTGCACATAATCGGCCGTCTTGTTCATGGTAATCCCCATGTCCAACCCTTTGGGTGCGGGTTGAATAGAGTTCACCAATTGCCCAGATGCCACATAGTTCCCACGGAATGTTTTTTTGGATACGGAAATGGGTGTCCAACCTTCACCAACCTTTTTCCATTTGGCACGGATAGAAGTTCGTGGGCGTTTTACCTCCAATAAGGTACGACACGCAATCGCCCATTTGTTGGAATACTCCGCAACAACTTGTTCGCTATTTTTATACGCAATCGCCATCCGTAACCCATGGGTTAATTAACTCAATTCCAACTGTGATTTGGTAACCCGCCAATACTGAATCCAATGTTTCCATAAATGGTTGAAAAGTAATGGGGCGTATGTATTGGATTTGGTTAAAATAATCTTGTTCCGTACGCCATAACC